GAAATGTGCGAAAAGGCAAGGGGCTATTATTTCGGTGATGGATTGGAATGATAAACCTCCCGCAATCCCACAATGGTGCCCTCTGAGGGCTAAAATATAACGTCAAAATTGAACCGCGAACGTAGTGAGACGTGTTCCAATGTCTTGTTATTTTGCGCGGTGATAGGAGAGACAACATGAAATATCAACAATGCGCAACATCAGGATGTGAAAAACCAGCACAAAAAGACGACAAATTTTGCAAATCGTGCCGTGATGACATTACAGAATATGACAAAATGATAGCAGAACGGAAAGCAAGATAACGGGGCTTCAGATCAGCGGAGGAAACACTATGTCGAAGGCAATGAAAACAGCAATGATAATGGCAGGTCTGGCGGCGATTAATAAGGCTTCCGCTGCATCTGATTGTTATCCTCTGGAGCTAGAACTTCATAATGAGTTCTGGACTTGTCCGAAGTGCCAGCACGAGCAGGAAAACCGTGAACAGGGCAAGCACTTTGATTGGTGCGGTAAAAACCTCAAGTGCCCAGGCTGTGGAGATTACTCGTATTACAAAGAGTGGTTGGTAAGAGGATAACGATCAGCTTTGAGCGGCCTGACCGCTCGAAAAAGCTGGTTATGTCACGAATTGAGGGTTTTATGAGCATTGCACCGATGGTGAAAAGAGCGGCCAAACCCCGCAAAACTAAATCAGTCAGCAAAACCTGCGAAGGTTTGATTAATGCTTTACGTTTCATTTCAGTAGCTCAAAAGCCTGAAGATGATGTTCCTTTTAAAGTTAATTGTATACTTCATAATGGTTGGGCTATGGCTTTTAACGGCACAATTACAGCTGGTGCGAAGATTGAGGAAACTCTTGAAATTGCTCCAAATACTTACAAGCTAATCGCTGCCCTGGAACGCACGACAAAGGATGTTTCAATTACCGAGCTAGAAGGAAGGCTTAGTATAAAATCTGGCAGTTTCTCCTGCTTTGTCCCTTGTTGGCATGAAGGTATGCCTGCGCTTGCCCCCGATCCCCCCTTGTGTGGCATCTCAGACACGCTCAGAGCCGGTTTTGCAAGTATTGCAGCTATCTCAGTCGATAACGACAAGAAACGAATTGTGGAATGCTCAATATTGCTCAGAGAAAACAGCATGGTTTCTACAGATGGCGCGTTGATGTTAGAAGCGTGGCATGGCCATTCTTTACCTACAATGGTATTACCCAAGGCGTTCGTCACGGTAATCCTTAATACTGACAAAAAGTTAAAAGCGTTCGGTTACGGACAAAAGGAAGTTGAGGTAAATGGCAAACGCAAAATGATAGGGGTTAGCTGTACTTTCCATTTCGAGGACGACAGTTATATCAAAACGCAGTTATATGACGAAGGGTGGCCTTCGGTTGATGTCGTACTCAACAAACCGTCTAAACCTGAACCTTTGCCAGCTGGATTCTACGACGCATTACGCAACATCAAACCGTTCGGTGAAGGTAAGGACTTGCAAAAAAA